AGAATTACTATCTTCTTTATTATTATTATCAAGATCAGATTCAGAAGTATCATCATTATCTTTCTTTATAGATGAAACATACCATTTATGATTTAAATTTATATTGTTATAATTTGATTCATTTAGTTCAAAAAATTTGTTATAAACAGGAATGTAATTTTGTGTTTTAGAGAGAAAAAGTGAATCGGGATCTTCTAAACTTTTAAAAAGTTCGGTATTCTTCCTTTTTTGATAATTTACTTTTATCATTATTAGGTAATTAATATATAAATTATATGTGTTTTTAACTTATTATTTATTATTATTTATTATTATTTATTGTTATATTATAATGGAATTTAGAATAGAATTTAATAATTTAAATGAACCAATACCTGATTCCACAGGACTATTGCCTGAAATAAACAATCCAACTTATCAGGAAATATTTAGACGTGTTCAAACTAGAGATAGAGCAGTAACAAAAGGTACAAAAGGTTTTATAGGTTGTAAAATATCACAAGTTGTACATACATTAATTTGTTTAATATGGAAACCTGAATTAAATGGAGAAGTTTCTACAGAAACTTTAATTTATATTGTAAAATTTTTACTTGAATCATATGATAGATGTATGACTTTTACAGCTGCTAATAGGGCATTATATCAATTTATTATGAATAATCCAACTTATATGAATGGCTTACCTTTAGATGATACAAATTTAGATTTTGCTATTAATCCAAGAAGAAGTTCTTTTTTTACTATGGCACTTATTCTTGACCCATCAGAACATAATGCTGAGGAATATCCTCATGGAACTGTATCACATTTTTTTACTATAATTAAACATGATAGTGGGTTTAGTATATTATCATCTTATGGAAGCAGTTGTGTTTCAGTTCCTCAAAAAGAAACACCATTAGAATTATCAGAATTATTATTGTGTATTCAAGCATTACAAAATCAACATAGTCCAAATGCACAAATAAAACGAGATGCTGATAGAATCGTCGCAACTTTTATGAAAAAATATTTTTTATCTGGTGGAGAAATAAAACGCGATGTTGAAAGAGATGAAGTAACAGGAAAAAAGACATTTAAAACTTTTAAACCTGAACAAGGTGCAGAATTGGAAAGTCAATATTATACTAGTACTTTTCATCGATTTTGGTATTATCCTACTTATGCTGATTTAGTAAGAAGTAATGCCCAAATTGTTTTGGCAGCACCTCTTGGTGGTAGTAATAAGTATTTAAGAAGATATAGAAGAACAAAAAGAGTGAAAAGAGCTAGAAGAAATAAAAATAAAACTAAGAAGTCTAGAAAAAATAGAAAATAAAAAATAAATTCGTTTTTTATTATATTTAAAAAATTAAATATAATATATGACACTTGAATTAAAAAAATTTGATATGAAAAGCATTAGTTTTAAGCCGAATGAAAATAAAGGCCCTGTTGTTGTATTAATAGGAAAACGTGATACAGGTAAATCCTTTTTAGTAAGAGACTTACTTTATTATCAACAAGAAATCCCAATCGGAACTGTTATATCTGGCACTGAAGAAGGTAACGGATTTTATGCCAAAATGGTACCAAAATTATTCGTACATCACGAATACAATACTGCTATTATTGAAAATATTTTGAAACGACAACGCACTGTTTTGAAGCAAATTAAAAAAGAAATGGAAACATATAAGCGCAGCACTATTGACCCACGAGCATTTGTTATTTTAGATGATTGTTTATATGATGCAACATGGACTAGAGATAAAATGATGCGTTTACTATTTATGAACGGGAGACATTGGAAGGTCATGTTAGTCATCACAATGCAATATCCCCTCGGCATTCCACCCACACTGAGAACCAACATAGATTATGTTTTTATTCTTCGAGAAAATTACATTGCAAACAGAAAAAGAATATATGAAAATTATGCGGGTATGTTTCCAACATTTGAGAGCTTTTGTCAAGTGATGGACCAATGTACTGAAAATTACGAGTGTCTAGTTATCAACAATAACTCAAAATCAAATAAACTACATGACCAAGTATTTTGGTATAAGGCTGACAACCATGGTGACTTCAGATTAGGCTCAAAAGAGTTCTGGGAATTATCAAAAGGAATGAAAGATGAAGATGAAGAGGAACAATATGACCCTAATTCGGTTAAAAAACGTGGTGGAGGACAAAAAATCAGCGTCAAAAAAGCAAATAAGTGGTAAATCAACTTTTTATAACGAAGTAAAAAAAGTTGAGCAAAACTATAAGTGTTTTTATAAAAACCGTTTTCAAAATAAATAACAATATAATAAATTATTATTTTGTTATTTAATATAAAAATAAAAGTATATATTTGGTTCAACTTTTTTTTTACTTCGTTATAAAAAGTTGATTTAATCTACTTTTTCCATTATATTTTTATTAGCAAAAGGTCCGCTAACCAATTGACTCTGACCATTATCCGTTTTACCAACAACAATGTTCTCTCCCTCAAACAATTCCATTTGAATATCAGCTGAAGAAATATTCTCCTTCTCCTTCAATCCGAACTCTTGTGTGTTGGCATTATTGACACCAATCAAGTTACCTTGTTCGTCAATAGTTTGAGTCAAAGCATTACCTGACTTTTCAGCGCTTTTAATATTTTCTTCAATCGCCTTTTGTTTGCTTTCCTTCACACGCTGGTCAAATGCGGTCTTAGCACTTGACTCATTTTTATTTTTCTCGAGCATCAATTGATTAAGTTCCTCTTCCATATATTCAACACGACCAGTCTTATAAGCTTCAGGCTCCCAAGGCATCCACATGCCGACAGGTCCTACCATGATGTCGTGATTTGGGTCAATTTCTCTAAGCATCTTACATCTCAATTCAGCTTCCTCCATAGTAGGATAAGAACCACGAATCTTTAGACCTCTTGTACTAGTCTGAAAATTATGGGCAATTCCAAACTCTTTATCTAAGGTCTCTTCATTATTATCCAAAAATGTTTTGTAATCATCTTCCATTGTAGTTTTAGACAATGTATCCTTTTCTTCCTTAACAAACTCTTTAAAATCATTCGTTAAATCATCAAATGACATAGTATATTTAAATGAAACAAAATTTAAAAACTGAACAAATTTTTCCATAGATTTATTCAAATCCCACTTCTTTAGGAATTGTTCGAAATAAAAAATTTGTTTTTGTTTAATAATATTTTCGGGAGATACAAAAGATACACATACAAACTTTTGTCCAGCAATTGGTTTATCTTCTTCTAATAAATCAACATATTTAGGATTATTTTTACCATTAACCTGTTTTCTTTCAAATCCAGATTTCTTGGAGTTCTTGTCTTTAGAGCGATCCATTTTAATTAAATTAGATAATTAATTTTAAGTTTTTTATCGCATATATTATTTTTTTTCTTATTATTTAATATAAATGAACGGTTTAATTAACGTCGGTGAACTTGTTAAAAGAATCATTAAGTACCTTGTTGAAGGTTTAATGGTTGCTATTGCTGCTTATGCTATCCCTAAACGTTCCTTGAATATTGAGGAAATTATTTTGATTGCTTTGACTGCTGCGGCAACTTTTAGCATTTTGGATACTTACATTCCTACTATGGGCGCCACTGCTAGGTCAGGAGCCGGATTTGGTATTGGTGCCAATTTAGTGCGTTTTCCTGGGGGTTTCTAATCATAATGGTTAGAAAATAAATATTATTTCATAAAAATATAAATTATGCTTTTATGAAATTAATTTAAACATTAAACTTAAATATAATAAAATGAAATTTAATAGCGGAACTCTTATAGAATATTGTAATACAAATAATATAACTCTATTAAAATCATACGAAAATATTAATAGAGAAAGTTATATTGAAGGTAAATGTATCTATAATGAATGTGAAAATAACTTTAATAAAAATTTTAGACAACTTGTTAAGACAGGTGCTTATTGCGGTGATTGTATGACTAAAATTGCAAATAATAAAATACGCGAATCAAAAGTTAAATATGATGTAAATATTTTAAATGTTTTTTGTGATGAAAATAATATATTATTAACAGATGACTATTCTAATAAATTTGTTAATAGGGATACTATAATTGAAGGTATTTGTAAAAATTCTGATTGTGAAAATATTTTTAGTAAACCATTTAGACAACTATTAAAAATTAATGGATATTGTGAAAAATGTAGCAAAAAAAATGGTAAAAATAAAATTATTAATACAAATATGGAAAAATATGGGGTTGAATGTTATTTACAATCAACAAATATTAAAACACAAAGTATACAAACAAATTTAAAAAAATATGGTGTAGAACATGTTTTACAATCAGAAATAGTACAAAATAAAATTAAAAAAAATAATATGGTAAAATATGGCGTAGAATATACTTTACAGTTACCAATAATACGTGAACAAATTATAAACAC